TGGAACTATTCTGAGACATCACAGGCAATTGCAAGAGGATGGCGTTTGGGATCTCACGAAGATCTTATAAAAGCTGGTGTGATTCCTGTTGTTAGAGTGTATCAACACGTATCTTTTATTAATAGAGGTGAAGGAAGTGAAGGAGTAGAAGAATATAAAGATGATGAATCGATAGATTTGAAAATGTACGAAATCTCTGAAAATAAAGATATAAGTATCAAAAGAGTTGAGAGGATAATGAAAGAATCATCTTTTGATTGTTCGTTAAATTATAGAAGAAACCTAGTATTAGGGTATGAAAATGAAAGAGAATGTGATTATATGGATTGTAACTATAGTTGTGATGGAATAGATCCTAATTTATTAACTAGAGATTTAGATAAAACAGAACTTGATTATTCAACGTATCAGTTATATTATTCGAGCCCTAATATAGAAAATATTATAGAAAGAATAAAAACATTGTTTCTAAATACTTTCCAACTTGATTTGAAAGATATTGTTTATGAGTTTCCAGAAAATTCTCTATTTGATATAGTTACTTCCTTGAGAACGATGATTAACGAAAGTGTCACTGTTAATAATAAGTACGGTTTCCCGTCATATCTGAAAGAGGAAAATGATAAGTTCTTTCTAATTGATAGTTTATCTATCACAGGTGGTTATCCATTGGAATATTATACAAAAAATCCGACTATTTCTACAGGTAGGAGTTTTGATGATATTGTAGAAGAATTTGGAATCGTTAGTTGCTGTACAGCAACGAATATCAAACAATTTAAAGAAAATATTGTTAATCTGTCTCTTAATTCTCAAGAAATGTTTTTGGAATCAAGTATAATAGCCTATAAAAACGATGTTCATACATATACAAGAGATTTAATCTTGGATTACTACACAAACTATTTTATGATTAACAAAGAAGAAGTTTATATATCTTGGTTGTTAATGGAGCATCCAAAAGAAGAAAATAAGAAAATAAGGTGTCTCATAGGAAATACTTGGATTGATTGTACTGAGCAATACGTTGATACTATAAAAGATAAAAAGAAAGAAATGTTCATTCGTTTTCAAAGTCATCCTTCTAAACACTACGGAATTATTACAGACGACGAATTTAAAATTCGTGATTTATCGGATTATAAAATAAACGAAGAAGAAAAGAGTTCTAAAAAAGAAAAGGATATGAGGACTGAAACGAGAGGTTTGAATTGTAAAAGTTGGAAAAAACCTAAAATTCTGGATCTGGTTTTAAAGAAATTAAAATTACCTATTCCAAATCCAAAAGAAATACCTGCTCCAGAAATGAAAAAATTTAAAGCAAAAATGAAAAACTCTAAAGAGGAATTTACGGATGAATATGAGCGATCTGTGTTCTGGAATATTTTAACAATAGATAAAATATGCGGATACCTCAAAAGATGGTTTTATGAACAAGGCCTAATAGAAGAAAATATTCAGTTCTATCAGTAAATATTTTATTATAATTTATAATAAAATTTATTCAAACACAAGAGCATCGTCAATATTGAACTCTCCATTTCTTTCTAAACGCTCGAAATATCTCCCTTCATTACCTCCAGGAACTATAATAATAACCTTATTATCCAAAGTGTAACAAGGATGTACTGACGATTGCTTTAGTTTGTAGATATTAATAACTTCTTCATCCTCGTAATAATATGAAGAAGTTTCAGTAGGTGATTGAACCATTCGAAGAACGGCATCAAAATCTTCTATCTTAATCAAATCTCCATAGTCTCCGTAATATTCAATCTCTTCGGCTAACCGATCTTCTAGAGAAACGGTAAGAGAATCATAGTTATACTGGATATCAGTATCTACACTACTATCTATTCTATAACACTCACTGTAAATCAGATGAGGATTCGAGTAGAAGATATTCAAATCGTCAGCAGACTTTTGCTGAACTGTATCTATACCATTAGTCATTCCAGTTTTGTTGATAAATTCAAGAAGTTTTCTCGCTCCTTGTTTAGAGATGAGATATCCACCAGTACCTCCCATAGACTTGCTAAGAGATTTTACTCTATCCCACTTCTCAAGAGTAGGCATCTTCTCTTTATTGTAGACATCTTCTGTTAAGTATTGATTATAGAGATGATGTCCTAGATACAGAATATCCCACTTCATAATCTTAACCTGATTGTAGATATGTAGAAGCTTCTTATCAAACTCCGGAGCAAATTCAATATCATCTTCCAGAATACAAAAAGCATCATACTCTGAATTGAGAAGTTCTATATACATCTTGATATGAGACAATGCACATCCAACAATTCCCACCCTCATATTGTAATCGTTTCCATCAAAAATACGCTGAAGTTGAGCAGTTGATTTCAGTTTAGCTCCTTCAATAGCTGAAAATCTTTCGTAATTAAAAGGAGTAAGCAAAGTTGCCCTCTTTTTAAACTGTTCCCATCTATCTTCACGTCTGTCTAGGTTAAGAATGTAAGTCTTTAGTCTGATATCAAAATCTTCCAGACTTACAGATGCTATCTCTTGTTCTTCCTTTCCAGAAAATTGCACCTCTCCATTTAGCTCATAAGCGTTCTTCTTAGTCTTATCGTGTCTCTCAGATGTCAAACGTCCAATATGTATAGAATTTATTCCCTCGAAAAAGGCTGACATATAACCCTTATTAACATATCTGTAACCATAGTCCATTTCAAAGTGAGAAACACTTTCATCAAATTCTCCAACTTCTTTAAAAACACTCAGTTGAATTAGAGAAGGACGGAAAGAGAAATGTGGCCAATAATTACAATGTTTCTTAACATTCTGATGCTTTCTATTCCACTCTTGCATCTTCTCCTCTGTATTCGCGAATTCGTGAATAAAATATCTCAAACCCATTTGAGTAGTATTATATTCCCCTCCAGATATATCTACGTCTCTTTCAATCTCTGAATAATTCTTGTTAACAAGAACTTGTTTAACCTTTTTATTATGTCCCATAATATCCAGAGCATCTGAAATGAAATTCTTCTTAACAAAGAACTTCCAATCATCCTCTACATGGAAGATATAAGGAGTTTTCACTATTTTTCTAATGATATTCATACTTCGAGGATGCCCCTTTTCTTCTTTAGTTTTAAAGTAAAAGGTAAAAAATGGATATAAGACTCTCATCTTCTCCCTATCTTCTTCCGAACTGTTATCGTCTATACATAACCAAGTATCGATCTTGTCTAAGTCTGTACACGCAGTGATGAAAGAATTTATAGTTTGTTCAAAGAGATCGAACCTCTTACAAGATGTGATAGTAAAAGTTACAAGTGGAAACGGGGAGCGGACTCTATTTTGGATTTGTGTAACTTTTTCTTCGTTATACTGAATATATCTGTCTTGAACTTCTTTAATATTGAAATGTTGATTGAATATTGTTTGGAAAGCGATATCTTCTGTTAAGCCTTTCATATCAACAATACTCTGAAAGATGTCAAAAGACCTTTCGTTTTGCCGGGAGAAGAAGGAACTGAGAGCATATTCATTCTTAATTGACACAGAGTGAGGAAATTGTTTTTCAAGAAATTTACCGAGAAACATTCCAAGATGATATAATCCATTTACCCGGCATGTTTGTAACATTTGAATAGCATCGAATTCTGAATGATATTCTAAAAAGTTATAAGATAGTTGCTCTAACATATTTTTTTTATTCAGACAAATCTCTAAATAATAATAAATCTAAAATAAAAATGATTTTCTAAAAAATCTTTAAAGAATATTTTCAACACTATGAACGCACTTACAAAAGGAATTGAGAATGTTATCAAGAACGCCATAGAAGAATATTCTGGTCTCATTTCTTCTCGTTTTGATAATATTAGTCTGGATGATTTAGAAGGTATTTGGAACGATATATCCGAAGGGATGAAAATATCGGTCTCCTTCAGCTCAAAAGAGGAGAAAACCAAAGGAGAGTCGCTTGACACCCAGTATGATGTAAGAGATAAAGTTAAATCACATGGTGGATGTCCTTATCTTTTTACAAAGGGTACACGACAAGGAGAAGAATGCGGAACTCCCCCGAAGGGTGGGAATGCTTACTGTGCAAAGCATAAGAAATACGAAGGCATCGAACCAAAACCCAAGAAGATTCTTCCTAAGGCGGGTAAGGTAAAGTCAATGAGTAATTTTTCTATGGGGAAGAAGACTTCACCTGCTGAAAAGCCTCTTCGTAAAGTGTTCAAGATGAATAAGACAATAGATAGACTTGTTCATGAAGATACAGGGTTGATTCTAGAGTCTAGCAGTAGTCGTAAAGTGATCGGTGTGTTTAGAAATGAACGGAATTGTAAACTAACAAAAGCAGATATTGAGAACTGTAAATTGTATAGTCTTGATTACGAAAATGTAGAGGACGAAGAGAAGGACGAAGAGGACGAAGAGAAGGACGAGAATGATGAAAACGTAGAGGGTGAAGAGAGATCTACAAAAAGAGTGGAAACTTCTCAGGATGATGAAAAGAAGGAAAAGAAGGAAAAGAAGGTAAGTCCTGAGCAGTTGAATAAGTCTAAGAAGATTGAAAAGATTGAAAAGAAGGAAGACGTCGTTCTTGAGGAAGAAGATGATATCGAAGAGGAGGATGAAATTATTGTTAAGAAGGTAAGTCCTGAGCAGTTGAATAAGTCTAAGAAGATTGAAAAGAGGATTGTGAATCTAAAGCCCGGAGATGCACTTTCTGTTAAGAACTCTGTGAGGGATACAATCAATCACACTTTACTTCAGGGTGCAGATATTGAGGATGCTCTTAAAATGCTTAAGCTGGGTAGCGATAGCGACGAAGATGAAAGCGAGTTTGAGGAAGAGTATGTCGAGGATGAAGATTAATAAATGATAAACATCGACAGAATAGAATATAAAAATCCATACCCTTCGGGGTATGGATTTTTACGTACATTTACCTTTCTTTTTACTTAACACACCTTACTATAATCCTAGTAATTTAGATGTTTTAATTATGAAATGTTATTAAGGATAGGATAAGACAGAACTTTTGTTTCTTAAAATATTCCATTTTATTATCAACAACTATATTTTTTTAGAAC